CCTCACTTGCAATGGTTGCAAGCACACTGCAATCAGTGCCTACAATGATTCTGTCTACTGCGTCTGTGTGCTGTAGGCGTACAATGCACGATTCTAAAAGGGAGTGCTCCCCGACAACCTGTGCATTTTTATTTGGGATTCGCCGACTACCAGAACGAACAGGAATTAGTGCAGAGACTTCCATCACGCCACCTTAAACTGGGAGGCTTCTAAAAACGTGTCGTCGTTCAATACTTCCCAATCATCACAAGACTGCACAACGTAAGCATCAATGCTTGTGTACTTGTTTTCAACGGCCCAATGAAAACGATTGTTACCGGTGAACACTCGCCATTTGTGTCCTGTGTATTCAAATGGCCCTCTAAAAATTCTGTATAACTCATCTTTTAACTTGTCTTCAGTGCAGACAAGTATGGGGTTGAGCATCCCCTTTTCTTGAATCGACTTTAAAAACGCACGTCGCCACTTCTGATCAATCTCAACTTCAGACATTTTATAGCAGTCTGCTAAGTTAACTTGAATAAGCCGATCAGGATACTGTATCTGAGAAGCCTTCAAGTGCATCGTGTTGCCGAGTCCTTTGTACAATCTTCAACTTGTCGATAGAATTGTCTACGGTGACAGCTGAGATGTGTGTGTAGTTATTTTCTACTGCGTACGCCATACGATCATTGCCAATATAGCATGTGTATTTTTTATCTTGGCCATCTTTTATAATGATGGGCCACCGCATACCGTGTTGGTCAACACTGTCGTGTACGCTTTGTGTAAATGCTTCTAATTTGGCTTTTACTTCTCGATTCGTCTGCTTTTGCGAATCAAGTTTCCATTCAATGTCTTGAACGGGTACTAAGGTAGAGTCGTACCCCAGTACAGAATGAGTAGAAGTCAGGGGGCGTGTGCCCCCATCCTTCTTTGGCTGTTTAGGCCAGTTGATCACGATCTACTTCGTCGGCAGTTTCTGCAACGCCATCCACGTCGATCACAACAGCAAAGACACGGAGACGGCCTTCAGTCACGTCGGCAGAACCGGCGGCTAAGACTACGTCAATTGTGTCAGTGGTTGTTACGAACTGGGTGAAGTTAGCAGTCGCTGTACCTACAGCAGTACCGTTAGTACCTGCGGCGAGATAGCCAGTAGAGGTTACGTCACCTGCGTCAACAATGTCATCACCAGCGGCGAAGTCAATGTCTACAGTTGGTGTAGTACCGTCAAAAGCTTTCAATACTTCCGCACCAGCGGCCATCACAAGGGTGTTAGCTGGGACTTCAAGCACTTGGAAAACGTCGCCATTTGTGCAAGAGTAGTTTTCAATCTTCTCGATATCGAGGATTGCTTCTACTAAGTACGCAGGACGACGGCTTTCTGGAAGTGCCGCAATCGAGTTTGCCGCTTCACTAGAAATAGTGGAACCAGCAGTCAAGTCAAAAGTTGCCATGGATAGTTCCTCCTATTAAGCAGCGTTGTATACGGCTGTAGCGATTGCTTCTGGGCGAAGAATCTTACGGCCATACAGGTTCATACCACGAACAATGTCAGCGAAGCTGTCTGGATCACGATACGTTTCAGTCTTAGAAATCTGCTGTGCAGAAGCAACTGCAGAATCATGACCTGCTACCAACACACCAAAGTTAGTCAACTGGTTGTCAGTACCTGTAGTACCGGGACCTGTACCAACTTTAGGCAGGTTGTTAGAAACGTACACACGGAAACCGTGCAAGTTGTTCAGGGTCAAACCGTTGCGCAATCCACCGTTTTCACCGAAGTCTGCGTTCAGAAGACGTGAGTCCTCATCCTTCAAGATTTCCATGAAGACAGGGTCGATTACCAACCAACGTCCTTCTGTGTCAACAAACTGCTGATCGAGAAGACGAGCCATACGAGCAATCACCTGAAGTGGTGAAGCTGTCGCTGTTGGAAGTGAAGATGCGCCTGGCAAACGAGCCGCTACTGGGATTGAGTGAGTACCAGCACTTGTAGTAGTGATGTTACCGAAGTCACCCTTAATCAACTGCATTGAGTCGAGCAGTTCATCAGAACCTGCAGTATCAACTGCCTTAGTTCCTGAAACAACATCATTTGTAGTATCAGCTACACCTGAGATTGAAGACTGCTTGTAACCTGAAAGGTAACCCAATACTTCAGCATCAAACTGATCACGGAGGCGATATGCCGCACGGTCAGTAGCCATGTCCATGAAGTTGACGTGAGCATGCGCTTCTTCAATGTCATCCATCTTGAATGCGAAGTAGTGCGCCTGATCAACTACAAGAGTGAAATCTTCGTCGTCGATATCCTGTGGAGTAATCTGTACGCCACGAGCATATTCTTTAACTGTGATTTCTGGCTCTTTGATGATCTTAACAGAGTCACCGAAGTTAGCGATTTCACCGAAGTAATCAGAGTTCGTGATTGCTTCTACGATAGAAGACTTACGGAAAGCCTTCTGTACTTTCTGGGAGTAAATGACGGGAGAGAAATTCCCGTTAGGCAGGTTCCCATAGCCTGCTGCGGTTTTAAATGCCATGATAAGTTCTCCTCATAGTCAGGCATAATTTAAGTTATTAGATCACGACTGACCGCTGTCGAGGCTTGTTCACTGTGGGTGTCTGGGTTGACATGCTCGGCCAAAAGCATTACAATCAGAGGCCACGCTCCCAAGGTATTCTTTCACGGTTAGTAATCTTTATTACATAAAGTGTTACGGGTTGTCCTGTACAAGGGGCCATAACGCTCTATTAATGATACAAGTGGTTTAAGCAAGTTGATGTATTTGTCAATACTTTATCTTGCGCCGCCAGTCATATCGTAAACAAACTTACCTGCTTGCATTGCAGCGAAGATTTCTTCTTCGTGCTTCTCATACTCATGAGGTCGCAAGCTTGCAACTTTGCTTTCACTCCATTCTGCATTTGGCGATGCAGACGGAGAATTCTTACCAGTCTTAGAAACAGCCTTAGCCGCTTCCTTTTCTAACTGGGCATCTGATCGACCCGCTGAAATCATACCCATGTCTGCTTTAAACAGATCAATGGCACGTCCTGCCGCAATCGCATCAGTATCGTTTTTATACAGTGCATCTTGAATGTAAGATGGTTGTTCTTTAACCCAAGCATGAAATCGTTTGTCAGATCGAATCGTGTCAAAGTCAGGATGCATTTGCTTGAGTTGATGTTCTGCCTTTTCACGCTCTAGTTGAGCTTTCATTTTACGTAGATCAGACATACTCTGTTCTACTTCTTGGCTAGCCTCTCGTGCACGTTTCTGTGCAATAGAATCGACAATCTTAGCAACTTCTGGATACTTACCGGCCCATGCTTCAATTTCTTCTTCAGAAGTTGGTAGCTTAAACTCTTCCTTACTTTTCTGCTGTAGTTGACGCTTGAGTTGCTCTAACTCCTTGTCTTTTGTTTCTACAGTTTGTTGCATGTAGCGTCGTAAGTCGCCGTACCGCTTCTTAAAACTTTCTTCTTCAGTATCAACTTCTGTGTTTTCTGCAGTTTCGGTATTTTCGTTAGTTTCTTGTACTTCTTGCTCTTCAGATTCTGTGCGAGAGTAACGCTTATTAGCCATTGTATATTTCCTTTTGCTGGGGGCCATAATGGGTAGCCCATATAATCTACTTGTCAGTCATTATACTGGAGGAGTAGAGTCCTCGTTTTCCATTGGCATATCTGCCATAGGTTCTGTAGAAGGTGCCATCATGCCGGTGTCAGGGGCTGGCTCTGGACTGGCATCCAGTGGCTGATCTAATTGTGCAACCAAGCGTTGCATTACAGGCTCACCTACAATTTCGTCAAACAGTGCTGTAGCAGGAGACGCTAGAAGGCGTGTAGCCAATTGCCTGCGCTCTTGTGGCATATCCATAAAGTTGCCCATCAAAGTCTCCATATCAAACTTCGACTCAGGCATATCGGGTTGTGGTTCAGGAGACATCGGTGCTTCATCAGGAGCAGGAGCCGCCATTCCAGTCATTTCATTGTTCATGTCGTCTTCCATTTAAATCTCCTATTAAACTGGTGCGGCTAGGCCAGTTGTTGCTTTTTCTGGTTTATGA